GTGGGATTTGTTTTTCTTCGCAAACTTTACGTAACTTATCTATGCACTCGTGATAAATATCATAGTGCAAGTATATTTCGCGTTGAAAAGCGGATATCTTATCCATTAGTACGACAGACAAATCTTTTTTACTGTCATACCACGAAATAGAACTAAAAATAGTGTTTAAGTCTAACGGACATGTAATTTCTGCTATTCGCGGGTGATATACAAACTTTCTTTTTAAAAATGATATATCTTCTATTTCTTGATATGGAGTATCTATGGGTTTTTTAGCGGCATCAGTGAAATCCATTCCTATACTTTGGAAAAAATCACGCATAGTTATAGCATTTAACATAGGGTAGTCTCCTCTTATTGCATTCAATTTATCGTCTCCATAAACGTTGTCGATAACTACTCTTAAAAATTGACTAACTGTGGGTTGTGACCCAGTCTTAATTATTTCTCTGTAAAACCACATTGCTGTATAAAAACGATTGACCATGCTATTAAATATCGCTGTTATCCAACTTCCTGATGGCATTGAATGTGTTGTCAGGTATATGTCATCATTTACTATAACTGGGCAATAAATTAAAAAACCCATAACAAATGATAAATGTTTTGGATTGCCTTTATACTTTTCTTTCATGACTTCATATATGGCATTTTGTACTTGTGGTAACATACTTCCGTCCCACTTCTTAATATCTCCTGCCCATTTTTTATATGGGTGTATGGAGTCAAAAAGATCTTGCCATTCAGTGTAAGGGTTGATTCCAATTTGTATTTGGTTAATTTTGCGATTTTTAACAATATGTGAGACCATATTTCCACAAACTGTTTTAGTAATTAGTTGGGTGTGTAATCTAGAAACTCTAAAACTTCGTGGTAACTTACCTGGTTCTCTTAGCTCATCTTTGAGAGTTTCAAACCAAGCAACATCGTTTAAGCTAAATTCTTGTTCTTCTATTTTATTTAAAAAATCAACATAATCGATACCAAAATCAGTTTTTAATTCTCCTTTATCAAAGTCTATATAATCTTTTTTGCTAAGTGGACAATTAAAACCATTACTGGATTGCTTATTTATTCCTGTTAATACATCTGTTCCTTTAATAACATCATACATTTCTAGGTCTCCCCATTCATCAGGAAATAGAGTCGCTATTACTTTCTTTCCAAAATCTATCTCAAGTTGTGTAACTGATGTGACAGGAGTAAAAGATTTAGCTGCTACATCTTTCACCGTATGAGGACCGTTTATTGATAAATTTGCGGGTTCACGAGTTATAGGAAAAACATTAAACAATGGAGTGGGTTGCATATTAGAGTTTTTTGGAGTGTAAGTGACTATTCCTTCTTCAACTAACTTTAATCCACTAAAGTTATCTTTAGCTTTAGGAG